AGCAAAACTCCTTTGTACTCACCTTTTCTTAATTCCTCACAACGCTTAGCTATCTTAGTTGCTAAAACAAAAGGTGCTGGCATATCAAGTTCTGCTTTTTCTGCATATCCATACATCATTCCTTGATCTCCTGCACCATCTTTATCAACACCAACTGCTATATCATTTGATTGTTTTGAAATTGTAATCCAAGTAGTGAATTCTTTTTCATTATAACCAATATCATGAAGCACTCTACTTACAATACTACCAAAATCTAAAATGGCATTAGTTGTAACCTCACCAAACACCCATACTTGCTTATTCTTAATAGCTGTTTCAACAGCCACTCTACTATTCTTATCTTTTGATAAACAAGCATCCAAAATAGCATCACTGATTTGGTCACAAATCTTATCTGGATGTCCTCTAAATACTTGTTCACATGTTACTAATTTTGACATAAAAAATTATTATTCCTTTCTATATTTTTGAAAATTGCCTCATTGATTTATTCCAAGAAATTGTCCTGGTCTAGAACTCTGTATTCTGGTATATCCTTTAGAGGAGTTTTTACACCATCCCTAATTAGATAGCAATTATCATAAGTTTGAATAAAACGAATCATTCGTTTAACAATTACATCTGTATATTTCTCATCAAGTTCCATAAGATATGCTACTCTACCGATTTGTTCAGCTGCAATCATTGTTGAACCTGAACCACCAAATAAATCTAATACCTTATCACCATTTTTAGATGAATTCTTAATCGCACGACCTACCAATTCAAGTGGTTTCATAGTAGGATGTAAATCATTGACCTTTGGTTTATTGTATTCCCATACAGTGTCTTGGCTTCTATCATTAATAAAATAATGACTTGAGCCTTCCTTCCAGCCATACAAAATAGGTTCATGTCTCCAATGGTAATCTTGTCTTCCTAAGACTAATGAATTTTTAACCCAGATTAAACATTCAGCTAATTTAAATCCTGCATTTTTAAATGCGTTTCTAAAATTGACTCCCTCTGAGTCTGCATGACATACATAAATTGGTCCGCCTGGTTTTAAAGAATCATACATATTCTTAAAAGCAGATAATAAGAAATTATAAAAGTCTTCATCAGATTGTTTATCATTTTGAATCTTCATACCATCTTGGCCTTCATAATCAACATTATAAGGTGGATCTGTAAATACCATGTCCATTAGCTGTCCATCTCTTATTTTTTCTACATCTTCTGGTTTTGTTGAATCACCACACATTAATCTGTGCTTTCCAAATACAAAAATATCGCCCTTCTTAGAATAGGCGACTTCGGGTAATTCCTCTTCAAATTCATCTTCTAAAACATCTCTATCAAGAAGCTTCTCTAAATCATCAAATCCGAATTGATCCATGTTCATTTCAATTGTTTTTAATTCATTGACTAATTTATCCATATCCCAATCAGCTAGTTCAGCAGTTTTATTATCTGCAATTCTAAATGCTTTTAATTGATCTGGTGATAAATCAGATGCAATGATACATGGAACCTCATCAAGTCCTAGTTTCTTTGAAGCCTTAACTCTTGTATGTCCTGCCACAATTGTTCCGTCGGGTTCAATAATAACAGGAACCTTGAATCCAAAGGATTTTATTGAATTTGCAACAGCATCTACTGCCTTATCATTTTTCCTTGGATTATTTTCATATTCTTTAAGTTCACTAATTTTCTTATAAACTATGTTTAATTTATTGTCCATTTAGTTCATCCTTTCTTTGAAATCTTTATCTAATAATTCTCTCAGCTTTTCCTGATTTTCTTTTGTATAGGCATTGTTAATATCCATTCCTAATTCATCCAAATAATCTTTAAACCAAATACATCTACGATTATTAAGATTACTCTTCTGGATTAATGTTCCATTATCAATATGCTGAACTAAACAAGGTCTATATTTCACATGATATAAATCTAATTCATGCATAGCTAAATTAACCAAACTGTCATACTGATTGTATGGCCTTTTTATTTTGTCAGCTATATCAGCTATTTCTTTTGCCACTCCCTTAGGATAAAAAGTACATTGATTATATGTGAAACATCCTAAGCCTAAGTAGGTAGTGAAATACTTATGTGGGTTAGTAAAAAAATTAATAATTAATCCTTTCCACTTGGCTATTACCTTTGTTGCTTCTTTTAAAAAGTCTTTACAAAGGATCACATCATCCTCTAATAAAATGGCGTCATAATCAGATATGATTCTTAATTGATTAATAAATGACTCGATTGGTTTATGTTCTTTATCAACTAATAATGTATAGTTTCCGTTTAGCTCTCTATCAATGGATTTATCAAGTTTTCTCTCACCTGTTGTACGAATAAAAATCTTTAAATCCATAGCTATTCAATCTCCCTAAATTTAATAAATGATTTAAAGTCGCTTAGTGAGATATTATAGAATGATGCGACCTCATTTGATGATTCCTGAATTGCAATGATAGGACATAATTTTAAGTTAACATTTTCCCAAGTCACGTCAACACTAAGTTCAACACCGGCTTCTGTAAGTGCATCCAAGATATTACCAAAAGTAATAATATCAGGCTTTTCAATCTCAGGATTCTCATAGCCAAAATTTCCAACAGATAATCTACTATAAAAGCCTGCATCCCAACAGCTGTCAGGCCAGAAAGATATATTAAGTGGATTACTTGAATAAAGCATATCATGTGAATTATATACAGCAGCTGCTAATAAAATGCCATTATCATAATCAAGCTCAAATTCCGTATCAATATCAGCACCTACATTTTGTAAGACCTTTTTTAATTTAGCTGTATCAAGTACGATTCTCGTATTATCTGGAACATCAATCCATCCAACATTAGTATTTCCTCCACCACTTGACATTTGTCTAACTACAAATGAATTACCCATATGAACCTCCTAAATATCTAAGGCTTGAACTTCAATAGTTCCTGAACCCTTAACATAAATCTTATCAGTATAAAAATCTTGGCTTTCAACCTTTCTAAAACTTTTAGAGACTTCCTCACCAATACCAGCTGAAATTAAAAAGCATTTGTCCTCATCAGTATTTGAGTCAAATGCCACTAAACAATCATCATCACTTAAATTCTTTACTAGGAAGAATCTAGACTTTTCTGGAAATCTAAACTCAGTCCAAGTTCCATTTATTTCTTTTCTTAATACATTATTCATCTTCTTCCTCCTCGCTTTGTTCTTTATTCCAGTCCTCTTCTTGTGCTTGTTTCAATTTTGAAACCACTAAGAACTCATCATATCTTTCAATATATTCATGTCCGAAATGTTTAGTTAATAAATAAACAATAGCTTTATAGTCAGGTCCGACCTGTTTCTTAATTCTATGTATTTTTCGTTTTTGTTCTTTACCAGCACCACGATCTTCAATGTACTGATCCTCTTCAACAATTTCATAACCAATTGCTTTTTTGTATAATGCATCCATCAAATCCTTTTTTAAATCAAGTTTTGCATTCTCTTGAATCTCAGCTATCTCTGGATGCTTTTTCTTTAATCTACTAAAAGTAGCTGTGTCAATATTGAGATATTTACACATCTCAGCCTGGGTTATCAATTTTCTAGAACAATCTTTAATAAATGCTTTTACACTTTCAAGTTGCCCTGTATCATCCCATACCTCCCAGATATCTCTTTTTGAACTCATCTATATCAAATCCTTTACTAAAAATAAAAAGAGACCTCAATTTCTTGAAATCTCTTTATGGCTTTGCCTAATTATATCATATCATAGGAGTTGACCGTTCACAACAGTTCAGACCAGCTCACAGTGAATCAATTTTTAGTTCCTTCTTAAGCCTTTTCCATGTATCTTTAGTTAAGTCAAATTTTTCACCATTACTTAAGAGTAATTCTACAGAAGTTGTACCAACAGTAACTCTGACAATTGAAGCTTCATTAATATAGTGTTCATAATAACTCGTTTGAATTCTAATAAACATATTATCTTCCTTTCTATTTATTTTAAATCGTATACTTCTATTTTTATTTAACACGAAAGTATAATGAAATGAAATATGAAAAAATAATGTAATTATCTTTCATTAATTATTAAAACATTTTTCACTTTTTATGAATGAAATTTTAGCAACCCAATAGCTCTCTCGTGTTTCCTCTTGATAGTTGCAGCACTACAATAAAGCCTACTTGCTATATCCTCCCAAGTCATCCAATCCAAGTAACGCATCACTAAAATCATTTCATATGACTCATCGTTTAAGTCCATAATAGTTCTCTCAGTTTCCTGCTTTATTAGTTTAGATTTCTTTACAAGCTCTTTTAGTTCATCCTCTGCTGTCTTCCTTTTTATCATCCATTTAACAAAAGGTGCCTCAGTATCTCTATTAGGACTTTTAGGCATGAAATCATAAGAGGGACCTGAAATAGATGATTCACGCTCTTTACAGAATTCTATGTATTGCTTCTTCACTTTTATTTCTTCTAAGATATTATGATATCTACATAAATATTCTTTTGCTGTCATTATTTAGTCCCTCCTATCCTTGCTTTGACTGCATCAATTAATGCTCTTTGTGTCATGCCTTTATTCTTTAAAGCTCTCATGACATTTTCATCAATTGTGCCATCAGTAATAATATGAATAACTACTACTGTCTTATCCTTTTGTCCTTGTCTATAAAGACGTGCTACAGTTTGTTGGTATAACTCTAAGCTCCACGTTAGGCCAAACCAAACTAATGTCGAACCACCTGCTTGGAGATTCAACCCATGCCCTGCTGATGCAGGATGAATTAATCCAACAGGTATTTTACCTTCATTCCATTCTTTGATAGTTTTATCAGTATCTATTTCTTTAAAATCTACCTTTATGGAATTAAGTCTCTCCTTAATTCTATCTAGGTCATGACGATACCAATAAGCTACTAAGAGTGATTTACCATTTGCAGCTTCAATGATATCCTCAAGTGCATCTAACTTCTTTTGATGAAATTCATTAACACTTCCATCATCAAGATAAATTGCACCATTTGCCATTTGAGATAACTTACCGCATAAGACTCCTGCTGAACCTGCTGTTACCTCACCAGATTTAAAATCTATAGCAAGCTCATTCTCTAATTCGTTATAAATCTTCATTTCCTTATCATCTAAATAAACTTTATATTCAGTTGATACTAAATCAGGCATATGAAGATGATCTTCTGCCTTCATAGAAATTGTTATATCAGATACCTTTTTATAAATTAGTTTATCTGCACCAACTCTTGGTTTATATGAATATATAATTTCACCATTACGCTTATCAGGCACGAAGTATTCATTCCTATAACCGCCTATAAACTTTCCTAGTCTTGCACCCATATCTAGGACTTTATATTCAGCAAATAAATCCATCAACCCATTTGAAGCTGGAGTTCCTGTTAAACCTACAATTCTTTTTATTCTAGGTCGAACTTTCATTAAAGATTGAAACCTTTTAGACTTCCATGATTTAAAACTTGAAAGCTCATCAATGATAACCATATCAAAATCGAAGCGATAACCAGACTTCTCAATTAGCCATTGGATATTCTCACGATTGATAATATAGATATCTGCTCTTTTGGCAAGTGCTGCCTTTCTAGTTTTAAGGTCACCCACAACTACAGATATCTCTAAATCTTTTAAATGGTCCCATTTCTTTATTTCCTCAGGCCATGTGGATACTGCTACTCTTAAAGGTGCAATAACTAAAACTTTTGAAACATCAAAATAATCAAACATCAAATCATTTATTGATGTTAGTGTTATTGATGTTTTACCAAGTCCCATATCTAAAAGTAAGGCTGCTATTTCTTTATTATCTATAAAATTAATTGCATAACTTTGATAATTATGTGGATTGTATATCATCTAATATCTCTCCTATCTTTGATACGTCATCAAGTACATAAGTCTTAAATCCTAAAGACCTTAGTTTTTCATGACGTTTTATTTGAAGACGACGAGGCTTTTTGCCTTTAGCTTTAACTTCTACAAAACCAATGTGCCCCATTGCAATTAAAACTAACCTATCTGGAATACCAGAAAAACCTGGACTTATTAGCTTTAAAGCTAATCCACCACGATTTTTAGTCTCATCAACTAATATTATTTCTATATTTCTTTCTTCTGCCATACATTTTTTAACCGTGAACAAGTGAACAACGGGAACAAGATTTTCTATATACCCTATATACGCTTATATATACATATATTCAAAAATATACTCTATAGAAAAAGTTGTTCCACTTGTGTACTTGTTCCAACCTTTTATATCTTCTTATATAGACGTTGACGCCCATAAATAGGTATTCTTTTATTGGTTGTAGTCCTCTCCCATCCATCAATTTGAGCCATAATGGCGGCTATCTGATAACTATCTGATGACTTTAAATCTGACATATTCTTACAAAAGCACTCACACCAAATCTCTGCGTTAGACACTGATGTTCTTTTAACAGTTCCTTTTGGTGATGTAATATCACCAGATAGATAATTCCTTCTGGCATATAAATCCATAGAATCCCAATCATCTGGTAATGGTGTATTTAAGTATTCTTCTATCATTCCTTGACGTTCATCTTTTTCCATTGCATCCTTTTGTGCTTTTTCAGAGTCAGCTAAAATTGCACCCTCAAGATACAACTTCTCGCCCTGTTCATAATAGAATTTAACCTCAGCCCAGAATTGTTTTCTAAACTCATCATCAAATACCCACTTATGGATTTGTTCTGTTTGATGAAGTTTAATAATCCAGAATCTTCTGTTACCTGTAATATCACGAAGATATCCTCTTTCACCATTAACAGTTGCGATGATGATACACTGTCTTGGATGGCTTTCCACTACACGGCCATAACTAGGTCTATACTTATCATCAGACGTAGTTATAAAGGCTTTTACCTTTTCAATATCCGCCTTTTTCATACCTGCCAGTTCCCCGATCTCGATTATCCAGAACCCTTGTAACTTTTCCGCACCATCTTTTGAGTCCATATCAGTTAAAGATAAAGCGTCTGAATAATACTCCGATGTAACTAAATCCTTTAAAATCGTAGATTTACCTATTCCTTGTACACCATCTAAAACTATAATTGAGTCGAATTTCTGGCCAGGATTATAAATTCTTGAAACAGCAGCAACAAATGCTTTTCTAGTTACACTTCTAACATATGCATTATCTTCTGCCATTAAATATTTAATGAATAAATCATCAACACGCTTTAAGCCATCCCATTTAGGTAAGTTATCTAAATAAACTCTAATAGGATGAAAATGCCTATCATCAGCTATCTTTGTGAAATATACATTTAAATCATTCATGGTAAATGAACAATAATTAGTATCAAGATATGCTTTAAGTTGTGCTGTATCAGCTTCTCGCCAATAACGTGAGCCTGCAGGTCTATCCCATGGAAGTTTTCCTGTAACCTCAACCATATGTGCAAGTTCGTTATAAGCGAAGTTTCTTAAAGCTAGATCATTATTTAAGATCAATGATAAGTTGATGCCGCATCTAATAATCGCGCCTGTCTTTTCATCTCTTAAAAGTTTACTCTTCCATTGGTTCGCTTTTTTATAATCTTCCGGTGCTTTATAGTTAGGATTAGCTTGAACCTTCTTATAAAACTTTAAAGCTGAATGCCAGATAGTTTTAAGTTCAGACTGAGGCAGTCTAGGATTACACTTATCTGATGCTTCTAAGAACTTGTTCTTAGCTTCTTCCGTTACACCATATCTTACTAAGAGCTTAGCTGCTATTTTTGACATAGTAGCATTTCTGTTTCCTTCACTTATAACTTCTGGTATTGATGAAGTTCCTAAATCTAGAAATTCATTATATTCTTTTAAGAATTCAACTATATCTTTAGAGCCTTCTATAATTTCAACTTCTGCTGGATCAGTTCCAAATAAACATCTAGCTGCATCAAGCGTATTAGTATCAAAGAAAGGAAATATATTATTGATATCCTTTCTAATCTGGACATATGCTTCCTTATCTTTGATTTCATCTTTTAAAGGAAATATAAGATGGAACTTTGGTCTTGGACCTTTTTTACCTTTTGACTTCATATGATTTCTAGAATACTGAATACAGATACACGTATCTTTAAAGAAATCTTTTATATCATCTAAAGTTATAAAATCAGATTCTACATCTGTATGGTCATTATCTATATCCATAGGCAGAGCATTAGCAGATATGAAGTTATCACTACTTCTATAATTATCTTTATATTTAGCAGTAACGAAATCTTTAGAAACAGCCTTTGTGAGTGTAGACTCATCTACAACTTCAATATGGTTTTTGTGATAGCAATTAGATGCTTTACCTATGCTATCCGTTTGATAAACATCGAATTTTATCATTTGAAATATCACTCCTTTACAAAGAAAGCCATTAAGCCTCCTCACCTGTTAAGGGACAGCTAGGAGACAAAACGGCGGAATTTTATGAAACTTTTTTATTTATTTTTAAATTCTTCATAGTTTTCTAATATTTCTTTGACTAATTTTTTCGCTTTTTCTAGCCTATCAGTTACAGTCTTTCTTGCAATCTTATATTTCCTCTCAATGTCAGTAGGATTCAAATTTTCATAATAAGTATATTGAATTACCTTCTGATATTTTTCTTCTAAAGATTTAATAGCACCACGTATGATTGAGGCTCTTTCCTCTTTAATCATCTTATCTAGTGGATTAACATAATCTTCATCAGGAAGTTCATATAAGCGGTCGTCATCCTCTTTGCCTGAATCATCGTTCATAGCATCCACAGAGAAACTACCACCATAAGATTTAGCAAGACTAGCATAACCATATAAATATAGTTCGCACTGCATACAGTCTTTATTGCATCTATTGAAGCGTCCATTATTAAAATAGGTACACTTCTTTTCTCGTATTACACGCTTCAAGTCTGACTCGTAATCTTTCATGATATCCTTAAGCATTTGTCTATCAACATATAAAGATACTTTGCCACCTTCAAGCGTCACGAAATAAGGTCTATCTGGAGACCAGTTTGAATAATTTTTAGGAGCACTTGGATCATAGTCCTTTGGTGCTTCCTTAATATGCCTAACTCTAGGCCAGTTATTAAATAATGAGTTTGCCATGTATTGACCGAGATCAATAGCATATCTAGTACATCCTGCAGCTAGCACTATATATGCATTAATCTGCAGCAACACTTCTGATGGAAGTAAAATGTACTGTGTTTTCCTTTTTTCTAATTTTGTATGACATAAAATCATTCAATTTCCATCAGCAAGCCATGAACCCTGCATTGAAATCATCCATATCAAATTGGTCTATCCGTTTGACGTCATGAAGGCACTTTTCTGCCTTAGTCTACCTCCATTATAGTATCTATTTTCATGAGGTCAAACGCGTTGGATGACAGGTGCTGTCATGCACTTTTTACCGCTTAATTACGCCATTTTTCGATAAAACGAGCATAAAAAAAGAGGACAAAAGTCCTCAATACAATATTAATATTGACAAGTGCTGTCATAATTTTTATTCATTTTCTTCATAAAATTTATCTAATTCCGCCGAATCTAATAAATCATTACATCTTTCTATATCATATTCGCCATAACCATTAAGGAATGCATGATAAGCAGCATCTTGTTTGTTTGCCATTTTTAGAGTTATTCCACATGCCTTTAAATAGTAATTAGCAACTATTGGCGGTAATTCAAGACCTATACAAATTCTAACAACTGTTTCTTTTTCTGGATTTAGAGTTGGATGACTCTTATCTTCACCTCTGTAACGACTAATTGTTCTTGTAGATAATTTACTCTTTTTAGCTAATTCATTTGTTGTAACTTTAAAATACTCCATTAATATTTTTAGAGCTTCTTCTGGTGTACTTGTTTGAACAACCACGAGTTCTTTGTTATCTTTAATAGCAATCTCTAAATAATCTTTGAATGATTCACCAGTTACAATCTTATTATTCACATCGGTAACAATAACATCAAGCGCATAAGTATAACTAGAATCTCTACAAAGATAGCACATTGTACCAATTCTATCTTCTTCATCAATAGCGTTGACAGTATTAACCTTAAATTTTATAGCACACTTGTTTAAATGATTTCTAGCTTCATTTGTTAATTGATTTCTTCCAAAAATATCTTTTTTAACATATTTCGGACTATTAATTACAACGTGGTTGTCAACAAAAATTAGACTACCAGATAACATTGCAATTCCAAAATTAGATAGTTCATTATAGCTTTCTAATTTTTCAAACATACTTAAATAATCCAACTTGCTTATAGTAAATGTTTCATTATATTTCAATGAACCTCTATCAAATGAATAAGGAGTAGCATATTTTCCATCAACCCAATTAAGGCTCCCTAGCATATACTCATATCCTACTTCAGCTAGTCTTTTTCTCACTGAATACATAGTGGTTCCATAATAATCAGCTAAGGCACGTATCACTTCTTCTGTCTCGTCTAATAAATTTCCACCATATATAGTGTTGATATCACGCATCACTTCATTAGCTTTTTTAATAAACTGCTTTTTAGGCATTAAAATCATTGGTGCAAGTTTATTTGCTTGAATTTCAAACTGCTGTAAAGGAATTAAATCTGTATCTTCTGATCCTTGCCCTA